TGTGATCAGGATAGCAGCGTTCTGTTGTTCCATCGTTTGTGATATACCTGATGTAGCTATCTGAGCAGTCGCAGCAGCAGCACTACCACCACCTCCACTAAACGATATAGTAGGAGCAACTGAGTAACCACTGCCTGGATCAGATATAACAATCTCAGTAACAACACCACCCGATACAATAGCGTATCCTGTAGCGTCACTAGACGATCCTGTATTGAATTGTACATCCGGAGGACTTGTGTATCCGCTACCACCGTTCGTAATAGTAGTACCTGTAACAACACCTCCTGTACCTAAAGTCAAAGCAAGTTGTGTAGCTATGTATTCAGTGTCAGCGTCTTGTCCTGTACCTGCTGAATTACCTGTAGAGTCGTTACCGCTACCTTGACCGTCACCACTGCGATAAGTTCTTTTGTGACCATCTATATCAAGCGTGTACTCTTTACTGTAGTCACCTAACTTAACAAATACAATAGCTCTGTAATCTAAAGCATCAGATGTTGCACTACCTAACGATACCGTCTGTTCTTTGTTAGCAATGAATGTATAGTCTGCAACTGTCAGAGCTTTAACATCAGTACGGGGAGTAGTAACATTATTGAGGTAGGTCTGAGCGTTACTTGTAATGTTAACTGTCTTCTCCGATCCGTCACTCAGATCAAATAAAGATAGATCATTGTTATCTATAACAGCAGCAAACTGATTGTCGTCGTCTCTATCTATAAAGTGTACAAATGCATCGTTGCTTACTTTACTTGTGAACAGCTTGCTTGTGTGTCTAGTATTAGGTCGCTTTACCAATCCTTCTACAACAGTAGCCCAAGCATTGATTTGCTCATCACACTGTCCAGGATAACGAAGATTGTCAGGCTGCTGCGATACGCCCTGTGCTAGGTTGGGTACACTGTTTACTAACAGAGGCATCGCTTATCTATCTAATACTCTTAGTACGCTGTAGTGGTCAAAGATAGTTCTATCTGCATTCTCAGAGTCACTATCGATAGCTCTAGCTTTAGCTTCTATCTCATCTCTCAAAGCAAACCCTTCAATCTCTCTACTACCTAAGAATCTGTTAGCAAAGATACGAGCTGCTTTAACTGTGATGTAGTGTCTGAATTGCTCAGGCATATCTGTGAAGTCTAACTCAAAAGTAATCGAAGCTTTCACTTCTTTCGTCCATACATCCGTGTGATTCTTTCTATCGTATAGAGTAAGTCCACGCTGTACTGGATCACTGTCTGTATAAAGTTGTGGGTCTAAGTCTACCTTAATTGTGTTACTAGGTAATGTAATCTTAGATGTGGAAGAGTCAGGAGTAAGGGTGTATTCGTGCTCTGTATTGAAGTGCCAACCCTCTGACTGTATGGCTTTACTGGTTTCGTCCAGCACTGCTTCCGCTTGTACGACTGTTACCGGAACTGCTGTCCCTCCTAATGTATTTACTGGTGCTTCTCCAATAACGGAGATGATAGTGTTTACTGCATTTAGTTTAGTCGTAAGTGCCATAGCTCTATAAAAAAGTAATCCCGATGGAGGGAGCGGAACGAATCACAGACCTCCCAACACCGAGAGAAAACAGGTTATGCGATCAATTCGATAGCACACTCAGGACGGAGAACTCCGTGACCCATAGCATACTTCGCAACAAAAAGCGTACCTTGACGCTCGATCTGATACTCGGATTCGGTAGCAAGATCAAGCAGTTTAACAGTTCCTACAGCAGCAGAATGAGAAACAATACCTTTAGTGGTGGTGAAGTTTCCGTTGTATCCTACTCCGTTACCGCCAAACACATCGTTGTTCGACTCACCGTCGCCAGTAGAAGTACCGCTGAGGTCAGTTGATGGGATGTGGTTTGACTTGAAGATGCTGATACCAGCGATCTGTGGAATGTTACCAGCAGCAAGACTTCCGGCTCCTCCGATATCTTTATTGATAGCAGAAGTAAGAGAGAAGCTGTTGGAATCGTCAGCACCAGTGATAAGCTTGTAGTACTCTTGAGGACGCAATACACAGAAACGACCGTCACTAGGAACATCGTGTTCGTCCATGCGTTGAGCAGCACTAAACAAAGCAGCTACCAACTCAGCACCTGTAGGATTACCTGTGTCAGAATTAGCGTCTCCGAAGTTTACGAAGGTGTTAGCACTGATGTCGAGGATGCTTCCGCCTTTACCAACTTGATTTAAGTTAGCAGCTGAACGAGCAGCAGCGATGAACACTTTAGCAAGAGCAGTGTCAAAACGAACTGCAAGTGATTTACCCAACTCGTTAGCGTATACTGAACGAATGTCGTAGTGATTCTTTACATCGTCAATGTTAGCCAAGAAGGTAGAAGCAACAAGCATCTTATCGATGGTGATTACTCTTTCAGTCTTAGCAATATCACTGAGATAGCTGTTGTCAGCGTCAGCGATATTTTGACCTGGTGTGTGATAGTTAGCGGAAGCAATACCAGTTATTGGGAACTGTGCAGACTTTCCGTTTTCGATTGTTCTGATTGTGTGTAGAGGTTTGAAGATGTTGGACTCCTCAAAGCTTTGCAGAATTTCTCCGCTGAACTTTTTAAGGAACAACTCATCATTGTCAGTACCAGCGGATAAACCTTTACCAGCACTTCTAATACCTACACGACTTGGATCTGTATTTCCGTTAGCCATAATATATATCTCCTATGTTATAAGTTATTGAATGTGTGATGATTACCAGTGACTTTCACATCTTTCGTCTTCACAGGATTGTCCTCCGCAGAGGGTCGAGGGACTAGTTGTTGCTAGTTGTCGATTAAATTTAATTATAAGTAAAAGGAAAAAAGCCTTGACTGTCAACACTATCGCCTACCACCCGGTGTGAAATAAAAGCCAAGGACCATTGGAGCTAACACAATAACGAAGTAAGCACTTAGATGTCCTGTCGTGACCATAATGGGCGACTGTTTAGCAGGAAGTGTAATAAGTCCGAAGAGGAAGTCTGTTGATTGATCTCCTCCTGGGTTGGTAAGGGTGATGATTTCTGCACTGGGGAAGAGGGTACAAAGGATGACGACGGCTGCGAGGGTGGAACATAAGATGAGTGCGAGCAACCTCCTAGTAACCCTAGTAAACATACCACCTTCACCGTTGTTAAGTTGTTCTTGAAATTTAAGTGCAAACTCATTACCTCGTGCCTCCCTTGCTAATTCTAATTCAAACTTCTGTTGTCTACTATCTGTTATCGCTCCGAACACACCCTTCAGTACACTACCTAAAGCAGCACTACCTCCAGCAGTCAGAAACATTGTTAGCAATTCAAACATACTTATTAGTTCAATACTTCAAAAACTATACCCATCAAAGCAAACATGGTATCAAGTATTAAGTCCCTCTCTAAAAAGAATAGAACCAAAGCTACTATCCATCGCACTTCGTGTTGGCAGTTTTGCATTCACCGTGCTCCATATCTAACTGCTTCTAATAACTCATCGTGTTTAAGGATTTGTTTCTCAAGGAACATCAGACGCATGTTTTGTTCAGCATCATCTGGTAAAGCACCTAACTCTCCTCTAGGCCACTTCACTCTAAACTCTGCGTTAAGTTCCACATCGTGCTTCAACCTCATAATTTCTAGGTCTAAAGCATTTAGTTTATTCCACAACACACTATACCCCCACACAGCTGTACCTACGATAGCTATTACTTTAGCGACGAACGCTAGGTTGGCTTTTACTTGTGTGTTTTCATTAAGCTCTTGCATCATACCCATACAGTAAACAGAAACCCCTAGCTAGGCAAAGAATAAAGCGGAGGGTAAAACTAACAAAAACCTCCACCCGAGAATAACACGAACCTAGCTAGGGGTCTGAACCTACTATTATGAATAAAACCTAAATATTACTGACTGCTAGTCGTCTGTCAATCTCTTCGTGGTATGCTTTGTCACCACTTCTATAGCGTGGATCAGACTGTGCTCGTGCTAACTCCTGCATACTTTTAAAAGGCAAGGTCGATGTACCAGCTACTGCTCCTTGTGTTAACTTAGGTGTACTACCAACAGAGTTCTGATACCTAGCGTACAATCCTTGCACTGCTAATTTAGCTTGTTGAACTGTACCACCTGTGACCGCCTCATCAAAAGCATCGATCTCTTCTTGTGGTAAATTCTCATTCGCCCACTCTGCCATCGCATCGTATTGACCGTTCGCAACGCTTTGTATTTGAGCTTCTTCAGATTGTAATAATGCTTGCTGACCAGCTGCGTAGCTGTCAACTAAATCTCTAGGTAATCCGGCTTTCTCTAAAGCGTTATAAGTTTCCTCACTAAGTTGACCGTCGTTTTCAAAGAACTCTTTACTTGCCTCCGCAACTGCTTTGTACGCTTCACTAGTGTTCTCTTCAGTTTGTTCTTCGTCGTCCTCAGCTTTCTCTTCAACTTGTTCAGACTCTTCCGTATCTTCTTTAGGAGCTTGTCCAAGTTTCTTTTCCAACTCGGCGTACGCTTGTGCCATGTCTTCCGCACTCTTGAACTTTTCGGGGAGCCATTCCGGGCGGTCGCTTTGGTCTTGCGGTAATTCCGCTTCGGTTTGTTGTCTCTCTTCTGG